ATGAATACCTAAAGAGATGTAAACGTTTGTATCAAGTTCGTTAGCTTTTGACAAGGCTACAGCTTGAATAATTGAACTAAAAATCTTATTACGATTAGGTACAACTGTTTCTTTCATATTTTCTTGCTCATAGTGTCCCTCAGGTACTTCATCTCCACCTTCTACAAGAGCACTATTAAGCATAGGAGCTAAACCATCAAGTTTAATTACTCCATATTTTATATTTTGTCCTTTATCATTAAGATAATCAACAAGTGATTGGGCTCGTTCAAGTTCTACTCTGTGTTTTTGCCCATAATCAAAAGAGAGGCAAGTAACCTCGTAATCGTTTGCTAACAAGTGGAGAAGTAATGTACTGGAATCCATCCCCCCTGATAGGCTAAGTACTGCTTGTTTATTCATAAATTATTTATTTTTCTAAATGTTTCTACATTATGTACAATCCTTTCATATATAACTGAATTGGGTTCATCATTGATAACATCATCAATTTTAGTTTTGGGTTTTTCAAATAGCCCCCAATCATTATATTCTACACCATCATATGCCGCCATAATAGGATTTGAAGTATCTATAGTTTTGATTTGATGTATTCCGTTATAATATAAAAATTCTTGTGGAATAGAACAACCTAAAAGATGAATTTCATCTGTTTCTCCAATCATTCCCATCTCAATCATTTTAACAATAACCAGTTGACGACCTAATGCTTTACTAATATTAACATTAGGATGGGGGAACATTTCTTTATAATAATTAGCCCCATAACTAAATGCTATCTTTGTATAACCTAACCATTTATAGGTTTGATAACATTTAACAATTTCAGCAAACGATTTACCTTGAACTACAGCTACTTTTTTTACATTTTCTGGTAGTTCGATGTAACTCCATTCTTTAGCATTACGCATAGAATAGATAGCATTTTCCCATTCATCGGGGACTATAAATTCATTTGGTTGGACCTCTTCAATAATAGAAAGAAGTCTACCCTTAGAATATGGCACACCTAATTCATGAAGAGAATTATCCATTACTATATACCTTACACCCTTACTTTCCTGGAAATATTCTTTATATTCTGGGAATTGGTCATAAAGGTGGGGTAATAGATAGTCATAATCATTAAACCACATACTTGCTTTTAAATAAGCTATGGGTACTTCGTGTGATATTTTCATTTAATTTTATTTTTAGGAGGACGACCTCTTTTTGGCATATTGTCAGGACGATTATATTTTCTATATCTCATTTCACAGTGATTATAAAAATCCTCTACCGTCCCTCCAACCTTAATTACTTCATCATCATAATCTTCTTTAGTCATACGAAATGTAGAAACAAAATCTTTTTTTAATTGAGCCAAATTTTCTGTTTCATATTTTTCGTGATCTTCACGTAGTCTCTTACGACGTTGAAAATCCATAGTTGTTTCTTCACAAAAACGTTCAATGTCTCCTAAATATTTTAGTCGCTTTTGTTCGATTTCCCAATCACAATACTGCAATTGCCAAAAATAGGGACTAAAATTATAGTCACCATTTTTAATTTTATCCATCAGGGGAGAATTTTTAGGAAGGGGTTTATTTTTAACTGACCACCTCCTCCACCAAAAAAATTGGTTATAATTGATTTTTTGGAGTTTAGATAACTCTTTTTCAACAAACTCAATTGAGTGATTCATATCATAAAGATAAAAAAAGGCTTGGCAAAAGCCAAGCCTAATTTTTTTAAATTTGCTTTTAATCTTCAGGATTAATATTTTTGTGTTGATCTATTTTTTCTAAAGCATTCTTTAGCAGATCTGAGGGGATTAAATCCAACATAGAAGCATTTTTTAAAATACTAGTTAATTGGAAAAGGAGGAAAGGAATGGTTATTGTTTCACTTAACCACCCAGTTCCAGGAAAAGCAGATTCAATGCTTAATACTGTGGTTAAAAGGATTATCCAAAAGAAAAGAGATTTAAGAACTTTTAAAGCTTTGTAAGTTTTAAATCCTTCACGTTTAGTTCCTGCCCAAATTCCAAAGAATCCATCTACAAATAAGACCCCTACTAATGCCATATATTGTTCGGCATTATCAAGAGTTAAGTTCCAAAAATAGGAACAAATAAAGGAGAAAGTAGTAGATATTGACAAGAGTATAATTGTAAGCAAATTAGTTTTCATGTAAAATGTTAAATCGGTGACACAAGATTTTAGCTTACAACCCTTCATTCCTTGGATAAATATTTAAATCTTTGTTAAAGTATCTTGTAAAAACTTAATAGTTTGAAGCCCTTGAATTTTTTTAGTAGTATCTTCTTTATCTAAAATAGTCATTGATTTTTTAAACATATCTAAATCTGATGGAGGGTTAGCAGATAAAAATTTAATTTCAATTAAATGTTCTTCTTTCCCATCATTTCTAGATGTATTTCTTTTGTCTAAAGAATCCGAAGGTAAAGTGTTAACCACCGTAATTTGTTTAGTAGCTCTGATCCTATCAAGTATATCAGTAATGTTAATTTCAGAAGAAGTAACAATATATGCTGTTACTTTATAAGAAAATAACATTTCTAATATTAAATCTTTTAATTTGGGCATGTTTATAAATATTTACCCATCACAGCTTAAACAATCTGCCGTTCTAGATCCTAAATCTCCTTTAATCACACTATCAGTACGTAAGTAATATAATGTTTTAACTCCTAATTTCCAAGCTTCCATATGAACCTGATTAATCCACTTAGGTGAGTCTGTTGGGTCAAAACTTAGGTTAAGTGATTGTGTTTGGTCAATATATTTTTGTCTAATAGCAGCCTGTTTAACAAGTTCAAATTGATTAACCTCACTAAAAGTTAAGAATACTTCTTTTTCGTCAGGTGAAAGAATACTATCAGATAAATTTTGGACTGAACCTTTATCAGCTAAGATTTGATCCCAAACTTTACTTGTGTTATGTCCTTTTTCTTCTAACAATTTCTCAAGAATTTTATTTTTAACAATAAATGTTCCTTTAGCTCCATTAAAAGTATAAACATTAGCGGGGATTGGTTCAATGCCCGCTGAACAGTCTGAGATTCTTGAGTTAGATACTGTAGGTGCTATAGCTAACAAGTGGGTATTTCTCATACCTGTTCCTTTACACCAAACTGGTTCGCCATATTCTACTGCTAATTGGCGTGAAGTAGCCTCAGCTTTCTGTTTAATATCACTAAATATGGTATGTGTCCAAGCTGTAGAAGCAATTGAGTTAAATGGTAAATTCTTTTGTTGAAGAAAGGTATGCCAACCCATTACACCTAAACCAAGTGCTCTACCTTTTTTGGCATGTCTGTGAGTTCTAATAAGTGAATCTTTACCATTACTCTTATCTATAAACTCTTGCATAACTCCATCTAAGAATCTAATTGAAATTTCAATCAAATCAGTATCTTTCCATTCATCATATTTAGCTAAATTAATTGATGAAAGGCAGCAAATAAATGAATGTTCTTCATCTGTGTGGAGTGTGATTTCAGTACAGATATTAGTCATAGTAACATCCAAATTATTCATAGCGTAAGCTAATGGATTAGCCTTATTTACATTATCTTTAAACATAATGTAAGGCTCACCTGTCTCTACTCTAGTTTTAAGAATTTCTAACCAAGTAGACATAGCTTCACTATCTCTTTCTCCTAAACGTCTCATAAAACTATCATCTACAACTACACATTGATGGAGATTAAGACATTGTCTATTTGGATCTCCTTTAGGGCGTCTAATTTGGAGAAACTCTTTAATATCTGGGTGGTTGATGTCTAAGTTAACCGAGGCTGCTCCTCTTCTGACTGAGCCTTGGTTAGTAGCTATAATAGATGAATCATAAATTTTACACCAAGGAACTACACCCTCGGATTTACCATTACCCGTTATTTCAGTTCCTCTAGGTCTAATACGGGAAACACTAACTCCTACCCCACCTCCTAAAGCAGTTAGTTTCATTAACTCAGCGTTAGTCAAACCAATACCTCTAATTGAGTCAGGGGTATCAATACCAAAACAAGAAATAGGAAGACCACGATCTGTGCCAGTATTTGAAAGAACAGGACTAGCTAGTCCTAACCACCCGTTCCAAATGTATTTAAAGAATTTAGCTTCTAGATCTGGTCTGTTAACTCGTTCAGCTATTGCTTTTGATACTCTGCGGTATGCTTTTTTAGGTGTTTCTCCAGGGAGGAGATAACCTTTAGATATGGTAGAAAGAGAAATTTCATCCATCCACTCAGGATAATCTTTCCCTCTTACCCAATCTTGAACATTGGATATTAAATTATTGTCCATATTTTAAATTAATTATTCTTAAGAATTTTTATTTACTACGGACCAAACTGTTCCAATTAGAGTTAAAAGAGCACCCGAAATTTCTACAAAAGAAGCTTCATCAATAACACCTTTAGTGATTAAAACACCACCTACAAAGGTTAAAGTATGTCTAATTATACCTAAAATTTGTTCTTTTTTCATTTTATTAACTTTTTAGTTATGTTTATAAATATTTTTAAAATATTGACTCATCCCAAGTCAAGTGCCCTTTAGAATAATTAGTTACTCTTGAAGCAAAGAAATCTGTATGTTGTTTACCTGCTGATAAAGCATCAAACCATTTCATTCTATCAACAGCAGTTAAATCTATATCATCAACAATTGCTGGGTATCCTAAGTCGCTCAGTTTGGTATTAACTCTATTTTTAATGAAGTTTTGAAGATCATATTTAGGACATCCTTCTAAATCTCCTAACTCATAAACTTTATCAATAAAATCAAGCTCAAGTTTTAGAGATAACAGTGCAGCTTCGTTTATTGCGGTTTTGAGCTCCGGAGTCTTGAGCTTAGGGTTTTCCTTGATAAGTGTTCTAAATAACCAACATCCCGCTTCGGAGTGCATTGATTCATCTCTAATAGACCATTCAACAATTTGACCAACCCCCTTAAGCTTATTTCGCATCTTGAAAGATAATAAGATGGCAAACGAAGAGAATAAATTAACCCCTTCGGTAAACGCCGAGAAGATAGCGAGAGACTTAGCGATATGTTGCAAATCTTCCTCACCATTAAGACCATCCCTAGTAGACATAAGGTTTTCAATTTTAGCCATCGTAGTTTCATCTTCGAGAAACTCCGAAAAGTCGTCAAGTCCGAGTGTTTCATTTAATAAAGAATATGCTTCAGCGTGTATGGTTTCAAATGCTCCAAACGTAGTAGCCATCATAATAACTTCAGGTTTACGGAACCATTTAGTTACAAGACCACTCCAATAATCATTTACAATTGTTTCGGTTTGAGCAAAACCTTTTAAAATAGAACCTACTATATTTTTTTCTGTTTCTGTTAAATTTTGTTTCCAGTCATTTATATCTCCCATCATTGGAACTTCAGTGTGAAGCCAATGCGCTTGTTGTTGTTTAAGCCAATAGTCATGTGCCTCTGGGTATTCAAAGGGTTTGTAGACAATTCTCTCCTGCAAAAGGTTACTTTTTGCCATTTTGTTGTTGTGTTTTAGGAATTTAGTTGAAAAAATTGTTGTGCTAAAAGTTCTCGGTCTAAGCTATTAAAATTTGCATTGCTTGCAAACTTATTAGAAGGAGGAGTTTCATCACCATCAAAATGGTGATCCGTAACCTCAAAATGGCCTGTAGATGTGTCTATTTTTGCCGAGAATGTCATACCATCCATCCCATATCTATTTTTCATAATGTGAAATCTACCAGTGCCATTAACTTTATCTTCCTTCTTGCGTGAAAGAGATATTGCTATGTCAGTAACCATAATTTTATCATAGCTACCAGCTGCCTTATCACCTTCAATTACATCATCCTTAGCTCCTGCTCTGTTTACTTGAGAAACTGACCAGACTGGGATTTGTAATTCTTTAGCAAGTCCTTTAGTACTCAAATAAATATCATCTATCTCTCCTTTACGGTCTTGAACTCGTTTTCTTGAAGAAAGAAGATCTACATAATCAATAACAACTAGGTCTGGCTTAAAGTTTAAGTCAGAACATTTCTGGATATGAGAACGAAGTGTATTTACAGTAGCTTGTCCTGGGGCATATTCTTTAATGATAAGTTGACCGGGGAGTTGCTCAACTATATCGTTGATATCTTTTCTATGGTTAAATAATGTATCTACTGAATGACCTGTAAAATAAGCATCAAATCGTCGTCCCACATAATCTTCGCCAAGTTCTAAAGTATAGTAAACTACATTATAACCTAACTTTACGGCATAACCCGCAATTGCAACCATAGTCCACGACTTACCTCCTCCAGGATTACCAAATATAAGACCAAAGTCTCCATTGCCAATCCCCCCTTGCATAAGTTCATTAAATTTGTCCCAAGGAGTAGGTACAATTTTTCTTGACTCTTCTCTGTAACGGTTTTCAGTGTCTTTACTATATTCATGGCCTATATTTTTTTCTGCACCTGCTTTTAAAGCACTATCAATCAATCCTCTAATAGATTCAAAATCCCCAGAATTGAGCAAATCTACTGAGTTTAATAGTGCTTTTTTTAATTGTTGGTTTTTACAAAAATTAGCAAACTCTTCTTCTACATATTTTAAATCTTCATCAGAAGTTTGATATGCTTCTCGAAGTTGTTCTTTAATAGAAAGTTGAAGTACCTCATTAGATACTTTTTTCATTTCTACTTTTAACACCTCCATTGTAGGAGTAGTATGATATTTTTCGTAGTAATCTAAAATTTGATTTATAATCCAAGAATGAGCCTGATTACTAAAATATTCAGGTGATAAAATATCATTTATATTTTGGAGGAATTCTTTATGAGTTAAAAGTGAAGAAATTACTTTAACTTGAAAAGAAGTCCCGTATTTGTCTAAAGTAGAAAGCGTCACGATTTTAGTATGTTAATTTAGTAAATGTATCTTTAAGCCAAAATTCAGTATGTTTAATAATGTGATTTAATCCATCTTCATTATATAAACTCATGAACTCCAAAATACGAAGTTCATTTAAGGGTTCCAAAGGTAATTGAGAAAGATATTCCTTTTCTTCATCAGATACCATAGGTAGACTTAAATCCATAATTTTTTTAGTATTTAATAGTCTATCCCAATCATGGATAATTCTAGCATACACTACACTTTCTTTAAGTTTTTGTTCACTTAATTCAAACAATTTATCAAAAGGTAAAATCTCTTCTGCTAACTCAGGGAATCGTTTAAGCACTCCTGCTTTTCCTAGTCCCTTTACACCAGGTACTTTATCTGAAGCATCACCCACTAATACTTTATAGTGAATAAAGTTTTGAGGGACTATACCAAATTTTTCTTTTACAGTATTAACGTCATAAAATTCCCGTTCTATAGGACGATAAACTATTATGTTATCATCTATTAATTGAAGGAAATCCCGGTCACTAGAAACAATATATGATTTTGTATTAAAACGTTTTGCCATGTCTTTAGACATATACGCTATAATATCATCTGCTTCTACTTTATCTATAGAAACTACTTTAACAGGGAGACATTTTAGATATTGGATAAGCCTAATAATTTGATCTACTTTAGCATCGTTTTCATCATCAATGCTTTCAAATACATCCCAATTTGTAATTCTATTTATATTTCGACCTGTTTTATATTCAGGGAGTAGGTACCTCCTATTAGTAGAGGCACCTATCCCATCAAATATAACATAAACTGCTGTTGGTTGAATTTGATTAATAAGGGAACCTAGAGAACGAAGAAAACCTGCTAAGCCTCCTATATGATTACCACTTTCATTTACAAAATTTAATATAGCAAAGTTTCTCAAAAACAGGTTAAGGCCATCTATAAAAATTACTCGTTCATGGGGGCCTGGCTTAGCCTGGTTTTCTTCTGGCTCGATAGAATTGAGCATCTCTAGGTAATTGGTTTTAGCCATTATTGATTACTTATATGAAGAATTACTTCATTATAATAATTTATAAAATGGTTATTTGTAGCGTCCTCAATTCCATTTTTTAAATCCCAAGTTATATCAACACCATCACAAGAATAGGCTGTGTATTTTGAGAAGCGTTTTAAAAATTTATCTCTAAAATATCTAAATTCTATTTTTAATTCTTCATTACTTAAATGAAATTCTCCTACTATATTTCTTACATTATTAAGCAAAAAAGGCATAGTTTCATCTGTAAAAAGAGCATATTCTCCTCCTTCACAATCAGTTTTAATAAAATCAATTTTATCTAAATTATATGTTTGGATAATATCATAAAAAGTAATAACTTCACCTACTTTCTCAAATATATTTCCTTCCCAATTTTGTTCATTATTAATATTATCATAAATTTTATTTCTAGGGAGTATACTATAATTATATTTAGTTAATCCTTTTGGAATAATTTCAACAGGAAACCCTTTTGAGTTTAGTTTAATTAATTCACAATTAGGTAAAGAAGGTTCTACGGCTATTACTTTAGAGGCTTTATCCATAATGTCCCATACAAAAGGCCCAATACTAGCTCCTAAGTCTAGTACTATGTCTCCCTCTTGAACCTGGTATAGGGTTTCATATATTTTTCCTTCAAAAATTTCTTTTTCAAGATAATGTCTAAAATTATTAGAACTATTACCCCAATTAAATAAAGGTTTATTTATTGTTTTTATCATTACTCAGGTTCTCTTTCAAATGAGGTTATATCTTGTACTTCTTGGTCTTCTTCCATTATATCAAAGTCTATCCCTCCTAAAATACTTCTCCAACTTTCAGCATGGGTATCTTTGTAATTTTTGATTTCTTTATCTGTATCACCAATAAACCCATGGGGAGTCATAATGATTTTGCCCCTAGTGGTAACTCCATTAATGTGATTTTTATCAATTTGGACATTAGTTCGTTTGGCAAATTCTACCTGTTTACCATCTTTAATGGCTTTAATTTTAGAAGTACCAGCAGACATTACATTACCAAATGTAACAACAAATGTAGAGTCAAACCACATAGCATAACCTCCCTTATTCATTAATTTAGGTTGACCCATAGGAGATTCTGCTTTTAAAGTCCACACCTTATTAATGCAAACCAAAGTATTAGTGTATGGGCTACTTTCTTTACGAGACAAAGTAATCTTTTGATTCACATTATTCCCAAATTGAGTAGACATAGCCCCGGCATTCCATTCATTATTATTTTTATTCGATTTAATGGACATTTCACAAGGAACAGAACCAATTGAGTCCCACAAAAACAATAAGTCATAAGGTAGATTACCTTTCTTTTGTTCATCCAACAAATCTAAAATAAAAGCAGCTACATCTTCAATAGAGTTAATATTTTCTCTATCTACATAGATAAATGACCCACCATAGTTTAGGATTTCTCCAGTTTCCGGATCTATTTCGGTATCAACTTCTAATCCCATTTGAATAGCATGTTCCCAGTTCCATTTCATTTCAGTGATAATGAATACGGGGAGTATACTTCTCTTTTGGGCAGAGACAGCCGCCTCAATTAAGGCGGTTGTCTTACCTGTATCAGAGTGTCCCCTCAATATAACGATATGGCCAGCAGGAATGCCGGGGATTGAGGTAACTTCTTGAAATGCTTCAGAAAGAGGAATCCATTGTTGAGGTTTAAACTTAACATTAGAGTTAAGCATTTTTTTCTCCTTAAACTTAGACAAGTCAAAACTTGCCTTAAGTTCTTTAGAGACTGCCTCGGTTAATGACGCTTTTTTTCCTCTAGGCATTAGTCAAATAGTTTATCAAATTGATCTGCTTTTGTTACTTTAGCAGGTTGAGTTTTTAGGGCATAATTAACTTGAGATTCTTCTTTATCAAAAGGAAGATCACTCGTTTCTTGTTCATCATCAATAATATCTCCTTCCTGTGGTTCTTCAGGAGACAAGAATTTTTGAAGATTATCCTTCATTTCTTCAAAAGAATAACGCTTAAATACTTCAACTGGGTTTTTCTGTTCATTCAACCACAATTGAATTTGGTTGGCATCCCCAAGAGGAGTTTGTTTAGTTTTAACCCTAATTGAGGATTTATTGTATGAAGTACCAGTAACATCAGGACCAACAGTATCTACAGTAATATCTCGTCCTTGGTGAATATCTGTGTAGTCTCCAATATCATCGTCATCAGCCATAGAAAGGAATTCCATGTATATCTCTTTACCAAATTGCCACAATTTAACACCTTCATGTTCTTCACCTCGAACAATTACAGGCACAAATACCCTCATTTTAGGATCCAATTTTTTAGCCAAACGCCAGTTTTCTTTGTCGCTAGTTTTGCGAAGTTGTTTAGCAAATTCTACAATAGGATCCTTTTCCCCAAAATTGATTGGAGAAATCATTGTACGTTCACCAATCCCATAATGGAAATATACTTCCGTAAAAGGATTAGCTGTGTTAAACTTATTAGGGACAATGCGAATTACTTGTTTTCCAATACTAGGTTTCCAAAACAAGTTTTTGTCATTGTTTCCACCTCCCTTATTGTTTTGCTGTAGGGAGTTCAGCTTGTTTCTAATTGCATTTAAATCCATAATGTAACTTTTTTATTTAAAAATAATAAACGAGATTAAAAAAACCAAATTAAATTAAAGCATATTTAAAGACTTTTTTTTACTATCTTTACGCAATTGCTTTAATTTTTTATAAAACGGATGCCTACTATTATTTTTTAAATTAAGAGGTAAATCATATTTAGAAATTAATTCTAACTCTCTTTCTTTATAATTACTACACACCTCATATTCTACTTTCATTTCTTTTCTTAAAAAATGGTCTACTACTTCTTTAGAAGTAACCATCTCCCCTACTAATAAAGCAGATAAAGTTTGTCTTAAAGTAGAAACAAATCCTGATTTAATTGAAGAATTAGAATGAGCATCATTAAGGTGCCAATCTAATCGTTCATTTAAATTTTTAGCTAATCCTATATAAACTAGGTATTTGTCTTCTTTTTGAAAACAATTACTAACATCAATACCTAGCTGAGAAGCTCCGGTTGGGGTTATATACCAATAATAGACCCCACTTTGAGAGGGAAAATTCATAGTCGAGATTTAACTCGTTCCCAATAACCTAAAGTTGATTCTTTAACATAACCTTTAGGCCCTCCGTTCCAATTTCTAGCAATTACCTCTTCTGAGCTGTTAGAGTGGTGGTAGTTTTTCCAAATATAAAACATTTGGACTGATTTTTTAACATCCCACCTGTCTTCTAAGTTAAATCTAAAATCTTTTTCTTCTAAAGAAAGAATTCGGTTTACTTCTTCTACCATAATAGGTCGAATTTGAAGAATCCCAGCTGCATTTTCTTTAGGATTAAATGCTTTAGTATCCCCTCTACTTTCAACATAAACCAAGGCAGCTACTAACCCGGTTTCAACCAGGGGAGGTTCATGAACAAGAATAACAAGATTATTATTATTAGAAACTTGGGAAGACACTCCCACAAAAAGCAAAAAAGGAATTACTTTACTTATCATATTAATTTAAGTTGTTTAGCCCTACCGTAACCTACGTACTTTCCGGTAGAGGGATTATAATATTTGCGTTCGGTAAGAGATAATTCAGCGTTTTTACTGGGGGGTGATTTAGAGGGTGCCGAGTGGTCTATCTCTACTTTAATCGGCCCGTTAGGAAACTTATCTAAATCATAAAACCAAGTTTCTTTATTGCCATCAGCCCCTTCAAATACTCTAGTATATTTTCGAGGAGGGGCAATGTCTAATTTAGGCCTACCTTGCATCAAAGATCGTTTTTATAACAATGGTATCTATAAATAGCACCAAGTGTTATTGAAATTGAAAAAAGGATCAAAAAAACTTTCATTTAATAATTAACTTATAGTTATATTTTTATTAAATTGATAAATAAATTCACCTTTACTGTTAACCCCTACAATTTCTACAATACCTTTACGCAAAAGGCCAGTAAGAGCATTATCAAATTCTTCTTCTGTTTCAAACATAATTAACTTTTTTTAGATTTAAAAACCATATCTACAATATTAAAAAAACTTACTAGGACAGCAATCGAAGCTGCAAAAGCTAAACTAAAAGCTTTAAGCTCAGAAGTAATTGGAAGAGTATAATTACCAATAGCCAAAATAACAGCAGCACTTCCTACCATTACTCCCAAGTTAAAAATAAACTTTTTCATTTTTTCTTAAAATTAAAGATTAAACATTCTTTGAAGTTCTTCAAGTCTAATTTCGAGTTCTTTGGCAAATTCCAATATTTCGGGTTTTGTATAATCTTTACTTAAAAATACCTCATAATCACGACGGGTTACTTCGATGGCATTACAAGAAAATACATCATCATTTTCAGAAGCCATATCGTTTTCTATTGGGGTAACTAACCAATAACCAAACCCATCATCAAAAGCAGTAAATCCTTTTGATTCACAAAACTCATAAAAAGCTTTGTTAATTTCGGTGATTTTCTCTTTCTTTGTCATTGTTATCAATTTTACCCCGTAAAGATACAAAAAAAGGGTGGCAAAGCCACCCTCTTGTATGACGTTAATATGAATTTTATTTTTTTAGTTCAGCTTTTACTTTATCCCTCAAATCAAGAATCATATTTGTAATAGAATCAATTTGATCATCAGTAAGCTCATCAGAAGCATTATTAAGGGCGGTTTCTAGGTCGTTAGAAGCATCAAGTACTTTTTTAATAGACTCAGTTTGTACTTCACCTTTAACTTCGTTATTTTTTAATGTTGTGGCTTTTAATTCCTTAGCTCTGTTAATAGCATCACCTAAGTAATTTTTTGCTCTATCAAAATCTTCTGCTTCAGCCGCTGTTTTAGCAGCATCATAGTGATCAAAGAATATATCATCACCTAATATTTTATAAAGGAGGCCAGTCAATTGCTCATCTTTAAGTTGGTGTTGAAAAACATCTTCAGCATTATCAGCCATTTTAAAAACACCTTGTAGGCTTTGAATTACGTCTTCTATTTCTTCAGGTGAACCCAAACTCCAAGTACCTTCTTTAATTATTTCATCTAATACTTTATCATTTTCCCTAACAAAAATATTAGCTAATTCTCTATCAGTAAAATTACTTTTAGAACTAGGATTATCATCTTCAGAATCTCCTAATTCATTCTCTAATCCTAACATTTTCATAGCTTCTACAAAGTAATAGTCAAATTCGAATTTGTTATCCTCCATCATCGCATCTTCCATACCCTTAATAAGAGCTTGAGTGTCAGGTGTATCAGGAAGATTTACTAGTTTGGGTTGAATATACTCCCATCTTTCTTCAGGGGAGTTACCGAAATTTTCGTTAAGATATTGTTTAAATTTTGATATAAATTCCATAGTTTATTTTTTAATCGTTATTATACATTCCCCGCCATAACTTTAGTAACAGGAACTCCTCCTATATTACGAGTATACCACCCATTACCAGAATATTTATTTGAAGGATGCTTACCGTGCCATTTAATATCTTTTCCTTTAAGGATAGAACGTACTAAATTTTCATCTTCAATTACCGGTACTCCTCCTTTTTCTACAAACACTTTATAGGCGTCTCCACTTACTTCAATATAATTACCAGGAGCTTTTAGGTCATTTGATTTTTTAATTAAAAGATTTTTAATGTTGGGTTTTTTCCCATCGTGACCCATTCCAGTATGTTTATTACCAAATGAAGTTTTCTTTCCAAAATACACTACATCCAATCCAGGATCTTCATCTAGGTCAGCCGCTCTCCAAAAATCAATATCAGGATCTAAAATATTTTCAGGGGATTTAAAATTTAAATGCCCCCCAACATCTTTGTACGCAGTTTGAATTAGATTAAATAAATCTTGTTTGGCCTGAACTAATTCTTCTCCTTTTAAAGAAATATATTTTCCTTTAGGAAAATCTTCAAAAAGTAAGTCTATTAGTTTTATCATGCCAATAAATATTATTCAATCTCTTCTGGTACGATTTTTTCGATGGTATCAATAAAAGTTGTGAAGGGAATACGGTGGCCTAATTTTTCAATAGGTCGAATTGCCACTTTTTCGTGGGATTGGAGAATCTCAAAGGTTTTAATAGGGTCGATAACAGTATCATCCATACCCAATACTGCAACCCCATCAAGAGGTTTATTACCAAATACAACCCCATATGGTTCAAAACTACGAGAATGCAAGGCAGGATTAAATACAATAACAGGTGTACCAAGAGTAGATCCAATAGCACAGGCGTAATAACCCCCCATAGAAGAACCGATAATCATATCAAATTCCTCAGCAATACACAAATCAAGGATTTCTTCATATGAATCCGGATTAGTGTAATCAATTTTAGGAGCATAAAAATGTTCAAAGCGATCTTTTAGATAACGCATTTTAGGGCCCGAGGGTTTACTTTCTAACCCGTGCAAATATAAAACGTTCATTTTTTAATTAAGATTCATCAAAATTTCTTCCCGAGTAGCAATAATAGCATTTTTATCTACTAATCCAAAAACCATAGCATCTGGGTTTATCAATGCATAAAGATTACGTTCAAGGGGAGACATTTCAGCTACCTCGCGGAGTTCTTTAAGCATGCTAACAATTTGGTTGTTTTCCATACAAGAAAGCATACCAAAAATAAGTAAATTATTCATTAGAAAGGCAAATTAGCAAGTTCTTCAACAGAATCCTCATTTTTATTTTCAAAAGCTTGAGGAACAAAAGCATCTTGTTGGGTTAATGAAATCAATTCTAATGAGTGTGAGGGAAGGGTTTTAGTCATTTTCTTTCCAAAGAAATAATCAGTAACTACTACTGCTTTTTTATTTTTTTGAATTTCAACAAACCCCACAATAGAACCATATCTAAAAAGACAAATTTCACACTTAAACGAATAAGAGGATTTATAAACATGAAAATAATATTCATTTTTCATGGAGTAATCATCCAAATAATGAACTTTTACTTCAGCTACAACTGGGGAGGTGGGGCTGTTGTAAGAATTAAGCACCGTTTCTTGGGCTTCGATCAAGGCTTCAATTACACATTTCATAGTGTTGGGTTTTAATGGGTTTTGTTTCTTTCTCAACCTTACCCCGTAAAGATACGAAAGAAATTTTAAAGACCCAATTTTTAATATGACTTTAAAATGACTTTATTTAGAATTGTTTTTCCAATAATCTAATAAAAACCAACTATATCCTATAATTCCTATAAATGAAAGAAGAAAAATAATTAAATCTTTAATAGTCATCATCTTCAAATAAAGATTTTATAAAATAAAATACAACTGAGATTAACATAACAGGCCATAAAACGACCAGATAAAGTCTTTCAATTCCACTAACAGTATTGCCTAACCATCTTAAAATACTTTCTAGAGTAAAGGCTATAATAATCCCAGATAGCAGGTAGTATACCCAAAAAAAAGCAGGAGCAATCATAAAGATGATTATCTTTTAGATTCATTTAAAGTATAAGCAGAACTATCTTTTGAAAAAGGAGGAAACATGTGGTGGCAAATTCTTTTTTTATATTGCCACCCCTCAAATCCTGCTTGGTATGCTCTTCTTCCTAACAAATGTTCACAATCTTCTTCTACCCTTATCCAATTATCTATAATAGCAGTTTTAGCAACATCATAAATTCCAAAACAACCAATACCATACCAATTACAATACTTTTGCCAGTACTCGGAAAGATGGGGCCAAGTAGAACGTACGAAATTGGCTTCAACTATATCATCAAATAATATTTCTCTTTCTTCTTTAGTGGGATCAAAAATCCATTTATAAAATTCACCTTTATATTCTATTTTATATGGGTTTTGATCACTTGCTTTATCTGGCAAGTTAACACCAACTGCTAGTGCTGTGGGGGTGGTTTTTAGTAATTTAATAGCATCTCCTAAATAAAAATCCCCAATAAAATTCCAATCATCTTCCAAATGGAATACATAGTTGGCCCCAATTTCTTTAATATCAGAAGACCAAATATTCATTATATAACCATGTCTAATAGGAGTAGGAATATCTTCTCTTTCAAAATGTTTATTTACTATGAAACAGTGAGGAAAAACCTCACCTAGAAGTTCTCTCATTTTTTTCCTATCCTCTAGACTAGAAGAATCGTCATAATGGATAATTAAAGATATAATTTCTTTATCCTTAAGATGTTTTCCTAAACTATTGATAGTTTGAGTAAAAGCATCTAATCTTTTACAGGTACACAAACTTAAAACTATCTTGTCTTTCATTTAAATATTATTATAATTAATAATCATAATCATCATCTCCATACTCTCCTTTATAATCTTTACTAGGGGAGTAATCATCATATTCATCAATAAAATCTTCAAGATCTAAATCGTCCATATTTCGGGGATCAAAACCTTGACGTGAAAGTTCTTCCATCAAATTAGAATTAATCTTTTTTGAGGAATTAGGGTAAAAGATGTTGTTCATGATTTCTTAATTTAGCTTCTCTTGGATCTTTATCGTGCAAAAATGCAATTTTACCTTGTGGATATTTACTAGGGTTTATTTTAATATTGGACTCAAACAAATAGGTAGGACCATCATATTCTTCATAATGGGTTTTTTGGTCTGGCTTAGATTCATTTGTGATGTGGAGAATCCTTCTAGAACCTACCCAGCTTCTAAATTCTCGAGGTGTAACTCTAAACCAATTTTCTAAACTTGGGATATAAACTTCACAGCTTCGTTGGCTAGGAAAGTCATATTTAAGTTTTACAGTATTTCCTTTTTTTTCAGCCATTCAATTGTGTTTTGGGTTGATGTATGTAAGATACCAATTCCTCCTTTCTTTTCCCACTCCTTAATAATATCTTCTCTATCATCAATTAAAACATGGTTAGGAGAAGCATATTTTTGTTTATTATGAGAATAAGCCAAATTTAGTTTAACACCCAATTTATGGTTTCGAACCCACAAATGCTTTCCTAAACGGGAATGTTCTGATCGTGAAGGGGAAGATAGTAGTTCTAGTTCAAATTTGGTTTTAAGTAATTTAAATAATTCTTCTCCATCTTCCATCCAATTCATTCCCACCCAAAATCCTACTCCATGTTTATCTATTTCTTCCCAAAATTTATTTAAACCATTTTCAGCAATAAATTGTTGTGGTTCTAAAGGAGAAACATATTTGGTAAATTGCTTATTGAAGTCAACAAGCACCCCATCCATATCACAATAAATCTTTAACTTCAATTCTTTCAACTTTTAAATAAACTCCTCTTTTAACATGCCTCAATTGCTCTTCATTATAAAGAGCTTTAGCTTCATTTAAATCTTCACTAAAATAAGGATAACCTTTTCTAAACCCAGCAAACACTCGAGCGTATTCATCTATAGCATAAAAAGGATGTTTACGTTCTTCAATGATTTGTAAATCAATTTCTTTCTCGGCCTTCTTCAGACGGGCTAGAATATTCGTCATTTTGAATTGACATTATAATTTCATCAGCTGCAAACTCAATTTGTCGGAGAAGAGCATCAACTTCAGGAGAAATAGAATTGTAGTGAAATTGATTAATTTCTTCTAGGCTATTACTAATTAGTTTAGCTTGGCCTTTAATATAAGTCAAATTAGTCATTTGTACCATCGAGCATCAAATTATTGTTTTCAAGGAAATACCAAAAACGTTCAAGCCATAATCCAACTTTAACCCTATCAATAGTATCATCAATATCTTTACCTTCACCACGAGCTTCTGCTACTTTTACTAGACCAAAGTCAGCAAAATCACGAGCTTGATCACGATTACCACTAGCGAGTGCTTCACGTGCACTGGCATAACAATCAGAAACGGTCATTTTGGTTTTCATCATTACTTTTAAATCTTATGCCGTAAATATACAAACATATTTTTAAAAATCCAAATTTTTAAGATGACGGAACCATGACTTCAGAATGGTGCATCCAAGCCCCATCAAGAAAGTTAGCTTTGTTTACTTTAGAAGATTTTCCTTTATCTACTTCTTGAATAAAGAAATATGGTCCTTCTCTGTCATCAAATGCTACTTTACTAATTTCTGCGGTGATAACATAATCCCTTTTTTTGTTGGAATTTTTAAAAACAACTTGATCAAATATTTTCATGTTTTTTATTTTTTAATATACCAAGGTGGAATATCTTTTTGTTTATTAGGTAAATTTTTAAATGTTTTAACGTTTGGATATTTGTAACCTTCACATAAAATATCTACAGTTTTTTCTTTTTTATTTAAGTTATAAATTTCTCCTTCAGTCTCCACGCCAAATAAAAAAAATTTTATTTTATCTCCTATTTTCATATTATTAATAATAGTCGGGATGGCAAGACTCGAACTCGCGATCCTCTCGGTCCCAAACCGAGCGTTCTACCAACTGAACTACATCCCGATGTAAAAATTATTTAGAATAAAATATAATCACATAAATTAAAATGATCCAAAACCAAATATAGATTGGGATTCGAAAGATCCATTTAATTACATAACTTATTCCTAAGGTAATCATGGAAAGGATAAACAACTTATCAATCCATGTCAGCTTTTGATTTTCTTTCTCCTTCATTATAAGTATACAATTCAATCGCTTGAGATAAATCAAAAAGATACTTAGGGGCTGATACTGAAATTCTCAAATCATAATCAGTCCATTTAGTTTTATAATCCCAAATCCTAATACCTTTTGTTAACTTTTGAAATAAACGGTGTAAGGTAAAATTCCGAACTCTAACAATTGAATTATCATTGCCAAAAAGATACAAAAACCTCAAGAACCAACGAGGGCACCACTTGGGCTTTGCTTCATGATCCATTGCAATTACCAAAGCATGAAACATACTCTTTTCATCCTTATAAGGGACTGATCCTAAGTAACTATACTTTTCATAAAAGTTTTTAGGGAAGAAAATAACCCTAATATCTTTAAGTGTGATTTTTTGTAAATATACTTTGTTTTTCATTCTACTTGATCATCAATTACTTCTTTATCCAAACACTCTAACATTTGTTCTAAAGTCTTACGCAAATCTTGAATTGAGTTACCTGCTACTTCTACAGGCCTCATTGTCCATGAAATAACTTTTCCATTATCATCGTAATACGCTTCATGGATGCCGTACCAAACTTCAGTGGCGTATTGGGCCCTAACAACCCTATGATTCCATGTACTCATACTTTCTTTTTTAACTTATAACCTAAAAGCAATTGTAGTACAGAGAATTTCCTCTCCACAATCTGTATTCTCATTCATCAGAATAGCTCTGTATCGATTAACTAAATCTTGGGCTTTTTCTTTAGGTGTCATTTCTCTTTGAGAGTTAAAGGGTTTTCAAGCAACGGACAGAAAAGCCGTCTCGAACATAGTCGCTGAGGGATCGGACAACACTGGTATAGCCAAAGCTCAAGGAGACGTACCAAACAAAAGAATCGATAGAAGAGGAACTCCACCAGTAGCCGTCGGAACCGAGAAAGTCAAAGTGGCCACTGGAGTAGTGTCGGAAGCCACCTGGCAAGGCCGAGAAGCCGCTGGTATTCGACCCATCCCAAGAGCTGGTTTTCATCTTCTCCCCCGCAACCTTTTCCCCACCCAAATACTCGAACAACTCCTTCCACTCATCGTCAGACGGGACGTGGAATCCATCAGGAGCAAGTCCTCTTTCGTCATTGACTGCGTACCAGTTATACAAATAATGACCATTTGGGGCAATGCAATAGGCAGCTGTACCCAATTTAGCCCACTCAACATCATCTGTTACCAGTGGGATGTCTTGACCGTTACGGAACTTGGTGACCTTGAGGTCTTCGGTTGCCCATTCTTGTGAGCCAATTTTGATTGTATTCATTTCTCTTTAGTGTTATGAATTTTTCTAATCCGGTTAAACAACTCTTCTAACTCTTCTACACTATCCACAGACCATCCTTCAGTCCTAAGGACAAAAAATCCCCCTTCATCAGCAACCACCTCATAGTCAATAGTGATTTCCTCGATATCACTTGTAGTCCCTTCGGTGTTTCCCTCTTGAGTAAAGTGAAAGCTTGCTTTGTTTAATTCTGGTTTCATTTCTCTTCAACATTACTCCATAACTCATAAACACTATTTTGGGTATTAAATTTAATATACCCCTCTTGTTCCTCAACAATCTCAGTAATAGGAGTTGTTAACCAAGTATAAGATTCATCAAATGGAGACATCAATAATGAAAGTCCAATGGCTGGAGTGTCATGGTGGGCTTTAAGTGTCCCATCTTCATTCCATTCCATCCATTTAATTCTTGAGGCATGTTTGGTTAACCCATCATTTTCTCTAACCAACTTAGATTTAGATTCTTTGATTTCAATTTCCCTAACCAAATTAAATTTGGTTTTCTCAATATTAGTTGGGATAATAAATCTATCAATCTTCATTTCTATCTACAATTAATTTATATTTACCAGGTCCAATCCGCTCAATATCTTTAACAAGTAACCCTTCCCATGATGTATGAAAATTACCCATATTAGTAGCGCTAACTATTCCATCATATTTTCTAGTAGCTATAAATGGACCACCTGAGGGATCAACCATACTAAAATTAGTACATTCATCATATGGTGAGTCATCATAGTGACCTACCCTAACATAATCCATAGCATCATCTGGGATAGTCATTACAATTGAGTCATCAACTGGCTCAAAAATAATACGATCGTTATAACGATTATGGTATGTTACTTCAGTTGGCATTTTGAATTTTATTCATAACGTTAATAAATTCTTCCAACAATTCCAAATTTTTAATTGCTTTAGTACCAGAAATGTCAAAAAAATCTACTACCCACCCATCTTTTGATTCACTTTCACAATTTGTAATTAGACACAGCCCATATTCTTCACCAAATTCTTTAGTGAAGTAATAATCATCATCTTCCCAAGTATCTTGGCGTTCAAACCCAAGACGAATCAAATCAGTTTCAGTGATATTAATCATCGTTCCAAAATTACAAAATCACCAAATTCACGATCAAATACCTCAATCAAATTTTCATAATCACCACTCATCATTTCATTGGTGATAGCATTACCATCCAATCCTAATTGACGAGCAAGTTGCTTGGCCTTACCCAACAACACAAAAGCATTTCCATCAGGTCCGGTGAGATCAATCACAATAGGACCTCGGTTTTGTTCTTTACTACGAATCATAATTTATTTATCTTTGAGTCTCTTAAATACATCCATCAGCTCAGGATTACCCTTAATCATATCCATCAATGCCTCCAACTTATTTTCCAGAAATTGGGTATATTCTTTTTCACTTTTGAATCCCATTTCTTTCCAATTTTCTTGTCTATTCATTTTTTAAATCTTATACCGTAAATATACGAACATATTTTTAAAAACCCAAATTTTTAGGATGACTAAATTATGACTAAAAATTAAAGCCCCATTTCGGCCTCCCATTTATTTTTAGTTATAAAAACTAAACGATCTGCCTCGTATTTGTTATTAGTTATATAAATTCTGTATTCTGATGAGAGAAAATGGTCTGATAGCAGCCACCAACCTCTTTTTGCTTGGGCATCCCAATAACTCTCAGTTATAAAAATAGTCCAATCTGCTTCCCATCTATTATCAGTTATGTAAATAACATAATCTGCAGCATATTTGTTATTAGTTTCATATATAATTTGACTACTAAGGGGGGTAGCAAATAATAACCCTAAGAAAAAGATAGTGTGTTTGATAAAACGATTCATTTTTATTTACTGTTTTGTTTCCAATCTAACCAAAAACCAATAGCAACTAAAAGATTCATTCCAACTGAAGATAATATTTCAATTATATCATGGTAAACATTCATATCTAAATGGATATGTCCTACCATCCAAAATGGGATTGATAAATTTTGAGAAATCCAAATTAAGGAAAATCTTATAAACTTCATTTTTAAATAGGGGCCCAAGTCCACTCAAATCCACTTTTGTTAAAGTAGTTTTCTTCTCCTTTATAAAATCCTCTAGTAGGCCCCATAATATGATCTGAAAGTTCTCTGTGTTCTAGATTTAACCAAATGTTAGTAAAAGTAACAGAGCCTATTCCATAAAGAGTACGATTAACTTTTTGATTTTCTTTTATAGAAAAAAATGATATATTTTCTAGTTGGGCCCTAGTATTATCGTCGGTATTAATTAAATCCATAGAATCCCACACTTCGTTTGAAGCTATAACTTTACCATTTTTAATAGTATAACTTCCTAATAAAGACCCTTCAGGTCCATCTAATTCAAAACAATGGCCTTGGGGGGATATAATTACAAAATTATCTAATACACCACTCCAAGATTGATCGGCATCAATAGCATCATCCCCTACATTCCAGATAATAGCATTAGTAATATTTACAGTTCCCCCAAAAAATTCTATACCATCATCCTGGTTAGCTACTATTTCTATATTATCTATTAAGGTATTAGATCCTACTCCTCCTAAGGTTAAACCATTAATTTCATTTCCAGCCCCAATATTAGCCCCCCCGTGGCGAATAGAAACATATCTTAATACCCCAGAATAATCATGTGAATTAACCCCCCCATACCTACCCAAAAAATCTGATGTTGGGATTCCTTCTATTTGGGTTTGGGAAACTCCATTTATTTCATTAGACGCTGAAATAGGGGCTTCTCCTAATAATATAACTCCTCCCCATAGCCCCGATATTGTAGGATTAAGGTTAGGGCTGTTAAAAATCCCATTTTTTATATGATCCGGGGTTAATTCATCAACAACTGAAGTAAATATAATGGGGGAAAATTCAGTTCCTTCTGCTATTAATTTAGAACCTTTAGATATCAATAAAAGAGAAGCATTTGCCCCTGTTCCAGATTCTCCCTTAATTATAGTTCCACTTTCTATAGTTAATGTAGCCCCATTAGATACTGATATTCTCCCTGAGAGTTGATATACGGTATCTCTATACCAAGTGGTATTTTCAGTAATATTAGTTTGGATAATTTTATTACTGGTAGAGGGGTATGTTGGAGTCTCGAATTCACTTTTAGTGCAAGATGTTATCACTACAATAAAAATAAATAAAAATCCTATTGGAAAAAGTTTCATACTAATAAATATCAATTAGAATAACGAATAATTAGAAATAGTAAAATAATCCAAAACCAAATGTGAATAGGAATAGAAAATATAAATTTAAAAAACCATTTGATAATAAAACCTATACCTAGTAGAATAAATCCTATTATAAGAAATTTGGTGAACCCGCTTGTTTTATTATCACTCACTTAGGGTTTGCTTAAGGTTTCTATTTAAAATATCAATCAGATTCCTTAATTCTTCAATATCAGTAAATCTGATGTCTCCTTCAAATAATTCAACGTACCAACCATTTTTTTCAGCATCATCACTATCGTTAGTGATAAGACAAACACCCCCAATATCTAAAACATAATAATAGAAATCAGGAGTGTCATTATCGCTAGTATCAAAACCATCTTCTTTGATAAATCCTAATTGCTCTAATAGTTGTATATTCATAACTTTTAAATTTTATAACCTAAATATATGAATCCTATTTCACATAACAAAATTCTAAGTAAATTTTTTTAGTTAGATAAAGGTGCTTTAATTTAATTAATTCAGATTACGTTAGATTATTGATACTAAATTTAACTTTATCTGGGGGTTACCTAAAGCCCAATTAGCTATTAGACGATGGTGGCCATCATAAATTACTATTTCACCATCAGGAAATTTAACTGCATTAATGGTAGGTAATTTATCAATATCTACTATCATCTGTTTTACTTTATTACTTTGAATATTTGGTTGTGTTATGTAAATATCAGTTATATTTACGGGTTGCAGTTTACTCTCAGATTTATTGGTTTCAAAAGCTTCAGTTGTTTCGCTCCAACTATGTCGGCTTTTATCGAAAATTCTTTCTATGTTTTTAGCATCATCAAATAACTTACCTTTTGGCAGTGCGTCAATTCTCTGATTTGCAACATCTAAAGTATTTTCACTCAATAAATCTATTAATCGTATCATATTAATAAATATGAATTAATTAGATAACGGTGCTTTAATTGTTTTATTTTTTATATTTCCAAACATAACCAAAAGCTGTTTTTCTACACTAGTTTGACAGAGGAAGTTTAATAGTAGGATGAAATTGATAACCAATCAATTCAAAATCATTAACTTTATAATGAGCTATATCATCAACCTTACCATGTATCTTTAATGTAGGTAAGTTAAATGGCTCTCTATTTAATTGTTCCTTAATAGGTTCTACATGATCAAGATATAAATGTACATCTCCTAAATTTCCTATTAATTCATCTGGGATCATATTGACTTGTTTAGCAATCATTTCTAATAATAGACCATAAGATGCTATATTAAAACCTAACCCTAACCCAGTATCTACTGAACGTTGATTCCACATTAAAGAGATTGCTCGTTGTGGTAATAATTTAGGATAGAATGGAGTTCCCATATGTTTTAATTCTAATGGTGTTCCATTTATTTCTATATTTAGTCCTGATTTAGTATATTGTTCCCATTTCTCATTCAAACTCAACTCTCTTGTATAAACTTGAAATCCATAATGACAAGGTGGAAGAACCATTTGGTCAATCTCACCTACATTCCAAGCATTAACCATCAATCGTCTTGAGTCTGGGTTTGTTTTAAGGTCATTGATTAGATTAGAGATTTGGTCTATATTTTTATTCCCAAACCCAGCTCCCCAATTTCTCCATTGCTTACCATAAATTGGACCAAGATCACCAAATCGATTAGCAAAATCTGGGTTGGTTTTGATTTCATTTATAAACCACTCTTGGGAAGGTATATCTTCATAGCCAAGAAATGATTTAGTGTAATTCTTATAAGCATCACCATCCCAAATGTGACAATCATTATCAACAAGGTACTTGATGTTAGTATCACCTCTCAAAAACCATAACAACTCAGTTACCATAGTTTTGAATGCCATCTTCTTAGTTGTGAGAAGTGGAAATCCATCACTCATCTTATGACGGATCTGTCTACCAAAAACTGAGATGGTTCCTGTACCTGTACGGTCTTTTTTCTCTACTCCATTATCAAGAATGTCTTGAAGGAGTGATTGATATTGTTTATCTAAATTATTTGCCATAATGTTCTAATTGTTCCTCATTAAAGATATGAAGGAGACCAAATCCATCCATCTCTCCTACAACTCTAATATTGCCTTCTATTGTTTTAAATACACCTACAATTGTGCAAGGGAATTTATAACCTTTTGGTTTATATGCTTTATCGCCTACTTGAAATTTTGTTTTCATTTTATTATAGATAATTGTTTTTAATGTTTTATTTCTTGGGATATCACGAAACAAAATATCATCAATAAATTTTTGAGCATCTTTCAACGATCTAAACGTTGTTTTAAATTCAAAAAATTTATCTCTGATTATTTTTTGAGATTTAATATCTTTCCAGTAAGAAAAGCCCAAAATATTTTTTCTCTTTTGAACTGTGTAATACTTACTGTCAATCACACCTTTATCGTTGAAATTCTCGTGGAGTATAAACCTATATCTTTTTGAGTTCTTATTCATTTCATATTAAATCTTCAGGTATAGTATTGAGTGTACAATCAACAATTCTACATTCATACTTCCCCCCTCTATTCATTTCTTCAATATTAGATGCTTTTTCAGCATCATCAAAATTATCATATACACCAACAACATAAGAGTGTTGGTTTCCTTGATATAAGTTATGAGCTGTTACAACATAAACTTTCATTTCTCTTTGTTATTTGAAGGTTGTGGTGAAGGAGAAGGTGGTGCTTGTTTTTTATCAGGTATGTTTGTTTTAATATTTCTCTTTTCAATTCCTTCTACTATATAATCAGTTGAAAGAAGTGATTCTTGAATATTATGTACTTGATTATTTTTCCAATCTTGAATACATTGATTTATCCACGTATCAGAGATTTGTGGGTTACTTTCATACCAAGCGATTAATAAATCAAGACGAGCTTGTAATGTTTGGGTCCTATCTCGATAGAAGTCTCTCTCTTTTTTTAATCCGTTTAATCCTGAGGTGATATTCTCTTCGTGAGATAGTTTTGTTTGTTTCATTATCCTTCAGTGTTAAAGGTTTCGTTATAGTAGTCTAACCCACTTTTACAATCCCAAAGACTGCTTTTATAATCTCTTTCTTCTCTTCCTCCATTAAATGCCTGTTCAATCTGCTCCTTCTCCACCTCAAGCAGTCGCAAGTTCTCAATCAGATTTAAAATAGACAGATTTGAGATTGGGGATTTGCTTATCTCATGAATCAAGGTTTGCATTGCGGTTCTTTGTTTCATTATTCTTCAATATCAAATTCGTTTGGAAAATTATCAGCTGATAATATAGGTTTAAGAGTTGCGTCACGCATTCTATCTAATAGAGTATGAATTTCTTCCATATCCTCTCTCTCAACCCAGACTGGGTTTACTGAGTATGAAATTGGATTATGATCTTCATCATAATACACAGTATGGATTGAGAATACATATCCCTTAATATACTCATGAGCTATTACTCTATAGTCATAACTCAGTCGAGTTTGGTTATCTAAAAACTCAGTAATCATTTTTTAAATTTCAATATTAAATTTTCCTAATTTAAACTCACCATCTTCATGAATCAAATATTCACCAATACCTAAAGCATCAATAAGATAATAATTACCACCAGTTGCTTTACCTTTAATATCAATCATATTTACTTGAGTGTGACCTACAATTTGGATGTATTTTTCTTTAAGGAAAGTATCACGATTTCCTCTCAATAAACTCAATGGACGAATCCAAATTGGTGTTTGTGTTTTACTATCACCTGTAGGATCAAGACCAAAGAACATAAATGAATTAGGTCTATATTGCCAAATATGATTTACAAATTCATCAATTGGTTCATCACCATACCCATTTTGAGTCACCAACCAATCATAACCAATACCAGCATGTGAACATAAAATATTATCCATCAAATAACACATTTGTAGGTGGTGTTTATTTTCCTCTAACAATTGTCTATTTGCTGGGGCAGCTCCATGTTGATAACCTGAATATTGTTCACCACCTGGGTAGTAATGGAAGTCGTGGTTACCAACTAACATAATAACTTCACACTCACCCTTTTCTTTAAACTCAATAATTTCTTTAAAATTATATTGTTGTTCAGCGGGGCTAATATCAAAACTGTCAAAATAATCACCCATAAAAACAACTCGATTAGGAGTTTCATTATCAATGATGTTTTTCCAAACATCACGCCCATGAATATCACCTATAAAGACTGTTTTCATTTTTTCTTATTTATCTAAAGATAAAAAAAAGGGATCAAGAAACCAAGTTCTATCACCCTTTTTCTTTTTAAACGCAGTCTTCAGCGGTGTGGGGGTAGAAGGACTCGAACCTCCGAACCTATAAGGAGCTGATTTACAGTCAGCAGCAATTGCCACTATGCGATACCCCCAAAAAAAGTAAGTTTTTAAAATACCCCCAGAACTTACAAACTGTGCTAACCTACGATTTAGATGGGAGCAATTAGAGGCAACCCACGTCTTCGGTTCCTGATCAGGGACTAATGAGCTTCTGAAAGGAGTCGAACCCTCAACCGCTTGAGTACAAATCAAGTGCTCTACCAATTGAGCTACAGAAGCATATTTTTTATTGTTTTTTTTCAAGCCAATGTAACTCAGCGTGACAATTACGACATATAGGATCACATTTAGCTATTTCTTCATATAATTTTTTTTCAGATCTACCAATTAAATCTGATATAGCTGCTGTTTTAGTTAAAGGATCTCTATGGTGCCAATCTAAAACATAATGTCTATTATCACCACATTTAATACATTTATGCTGTTTTTTAAATTCTAAGTATCTGTTTATTTTTTTCTTTCTTAACTCCTCATTTTTTTCTAATTGAGTGGTTTTATTTTGGGTATACCATTTTTGATGTTCAATCTTAGTACATTCACGACATGCTCTTTGTTTGCCATCTTTTTCTCTTTTGTTATTATTAAAAAAATCTAATGACTTTTCTTGTTTACATCTTTGGCATTGTTTCATGTTTATAAATATACTCCCTTTTAATAAAACACAATCATTAAAAGTGATCCCGATGGGACTCGAACCCATGACTCGCACTTTAAAAGAGTGCTACTCTACCAGCTGAGTTACGAGATCATTATTTTAATCTGGGCTGTTAATTAGGTTATTTACCCCATTATCCTCAAGCATCTCTTGGAAGTGGTCACGTAAATGTTGAATCATTTGTCTCTCTTCTTCAGATATAGCTTGGTTATATTTATACAACTGACGCATATATTCTTGAAAATCACATATAGAACGTCTCAATGCAATTCCATTAATAGCACATTGAAATTCAAAACTATCTTCAGGCAAATCAAAATTTAATGTTGCTTTCATAATATAAATCTATTTAAACATTAGCACTCAGAGTAGGAATCGAACCCACAACCGGTGGTTTTGGAGGCCACTGCTCTACCAATTGAGCTATCTGAGTGAATCCATCGATGGATTTAATGAGTTTGTGGTGGGACTTGAACCCACATCTCCCGAGTGATTAGCCCGAGTGCTTACCAGTTAGCGGACACAAACCTAAGGATCGTTTTTAAAGGACACTACCGGCAGAACCTAAATAGCTTTAAACGATCAAACCCAAGCGGCTTCGGGTCTTTCGGGGTTTCTGGTTAAGTGCAATAAGTGACGCCTTCCTACTATAAACCCTTTTTCGGAAATTAATACACTCTACCTCTTAACTACAGCTTTACTACCGCTTTGGTAGGGGCGACAGGACTTGAACCTGTGACCTTGATGATATAAGCATCCTGCTCTGACCAACTGAGCTACGCCCCCAATTGATTGCACCTTTTTTTAATTCGTAGAGGTGCAGAACGCGAAAAATTAACTATTAACAACCTTACCCAGCCATATTTTTTCTATTTTGTAAATTTTGTATCTATTCAAAGTTAAACCATCCTAATTGTTTTCGTGTTTTTATTTTATGACAATTAGCACATCTAAGTTCACATTTTCTAATCTCACTTTTTATTTTTTTAAGTGAATAATGATTACTATACATTCGGCTAACATTCATTATTTTGTCTTTAAGATGGTCAAATTCTAATACTTTCCAGTCATTATTACCACAATCAACACATTTACCAAATAATTTTAAATATCTAAAAATAAAATATCTATTACGATTTCTAATATTACTTTGCTTATTTAAAGCATCAGTTTTATAACAATCATAACAATATGATTTATCTAAATACTTTTCAGGTGATTCACATTTTATACACATGGATAGAAATTTTTATGTCTATCCATAAATATCACAATAATAACTTTTTGTACCCCCACCTAGAATCGAACTAGGAATGGAACTTTAGAAGAGTTCTGTTATATCCGTTTAACTATAGGGGCTTATTAGTTACCTATGCCAATATATCAAAGAACTTCTAGGTAGCCGGTGTGGGAATCGAACCCACAAGACCCTTCGGGTCGCCACATTTTAAGTGTGGTATGTTTACCTATTTCATCAACCGGCCATTTCATAATCTAAATCTACGACTAAAAATTTAATCTTCCAAGTCTTCTTGAAGAAGTTTTTTTAACTCTTCGTAACGATCTGCTTCAACTTCAATATCAATAAAACGATCATTCATAATTTCTTAGTTTTTTGTTTCTTTCTTCTTTAAAGATACGAACTTTTTATCTTAAAACCAAACTTTTCTAAAAAGTTTTTTTATTTTGAGACACTAATAACTATGTCTACACCTAAAAATGCTCCAATAACTGAATCTTCCAAGTGCTCAAGCATAGGGTATTTTGCAATTAGGGATACAATACCGTGAAGTGATGGCCAGTCAATTGCTTCAAGATCATTAGTAATATTTTTATGATCTTCTAATAGATGAGATATGGTTTTAGATATGTCATTAGTAAGTCCTGAATTCTGGATTGGGTTACAATCATTAAGTTGACCGATATAATCAGAAATAGTATCGTGGTACAACTCATTAATAAAACCTAATGCCCTTGTTTTTCCGTCTTGGAGATTCACTGCAATTACGTTGTTCATTTTTTGTTTTGGTTTTTTCTTAACTTTACCCTGTAAAGATACAAAAAAAGAATGATAAATCCACCCTTTTTTATGACGGTAATATTACGCTTCTACTTCTTTAGGTGAAAGAGCAATAAACTCCCTGACACATTCCAAAAATTCATCCAAGTTTTCAACACCACCTCCTTTATAGCTAGGTTTAGTAAAACCTGCAATGATTTTATGACATTCACAGTAAAAAGGGTCACTCCAGTTAACAAACTTTGGATCTAGCATACATGTTTCATCAGTATACGTTTCAATAAAAGGATTAAATGTTGGGGGAAACAGAGGTTTACGCCAATCATATATTCCATGAGTTTGGAAACTGTTAAATACAGTATACTTACCCAATTCTACACTATAACTAACCACCCAAGCATAAACACTATTTTTTACATATACAGCTGTTTCAGCATTAGCTACTTTATCTTTATCCTTTATTCCTCCACTTTCATAACTTGTACTCCTTTGAAATGTACCATAAGGAATACCTTCCTTATCAAACAATTTAATAAGATGTTCTGTAGCTAAATTATAGGTTAGCTGTTTTTGTAAATTACTATGAGCCATAGTTAATTAATTGAAAGGTTTTGTTTTTTACGATTTAGAAACATTTTCACATTTTACTACCCACTCCACTGAGCGGTAAAGAGCTTGGTGCTGTTCGTTTGAATTTCCATAAAGCACACCATCAACAACAGCAACGGCATGGCGTTTAAGGATCACAAAATAACGGCCTTTTGGGTGATTTTCAATAAATGACTTTAAAGTATATCCAACCTCTTTATTTTTATATTTAGGGTTAGTAACTACTTTAAAACCATAAAACTCCATAATATTTTTTTTAGAGGGGTGACAACCATAAGCTACTAATTTTTTACCTGCTTTGGTTGTACCCAGCACATTCTTAATATGGCAGGTTGTGTAGGTACCTTGGCGATTAATTCTATTAAACTTTTCGCCAACCCAAGAATGTGCTTGATCATAAGAAATATCAAGAGCAGCCATAAAAGCCCTAACAACACAATCGTTAGTTTCTTGTTTAGCTAAACTACTCTGTTTATAAGCTAAACTCCCCGAGTTAACAAAATACTCAGGTTTAATTTCCTCATATGTGAGGATACCATTCAACTTTTGGCTAACAACGGTAACTTTTTGGGTAATGTTCATTTGCCTTAACTTTACCCCATAAAGATACGAAAGGGATCTTGCGATCCCAAAAATTCGTATGACTTTAAAATGACTCTTACAACTCTATTATTTGATAAATTTTAGTTTTGAGTTGTTTAAGTTCATTGTGTTGAGTTAGGAGTATTGTATTTTTATAATGATTCCAATTCACTTTGTATCTCACATCAACTACTCCTCCATTTAATAATTTTATCAATTCATTAAGAGCATTAATAGTATACAAAGTGTTAGACTCCTTTTTTCTATGGACCAAAATAGTATTGGGTAAAATCTCTTCTACGCTGCTAGGCTCTACGTTGTATGTACACACGTATTCGTCATTGCTCTTTATATATAATATGAATATTTTTTTATAAAGTATATCGTAACTAGATTTTACCTCTACCAACGTCGGTTCCAACTCCTCAAGAGAAGTAAAGGTACAAAATAGTTTGTTGTTCATATTTTAGGGGTTTTATATATAAATATCAGACCCTCTGTAAAGAACCATAATTGGGACCGGCCTCAATTTTTATATTAAACCCATATTCTACAAATACATCTATGATAGATTGAATTATATCTCGTTCTTCTCTACTCACGTCAAACAAAAAAGAATCATAAGTATAATGTATAATTCGTGTCTTATTAGACTTTAACAACCTAATAATTTTTTCTAAAATAAGTACATTATAATATGTTTCTGTATTCTGGAGTATATAATTAAATAATTTTTGTTTTTTCATATCTGTTTTAAAAACATATCCAGAGTTGCAAACATATTCTTCCTTACTACTTATATCATCTATATATTTTTCTACCTTTTTAAAAAATTCTAATTCTTTATATTCTTCAAACACCCCACCATACAATTGTTTAAACGTAAGCTCTTTAGCTTTTTTATAATCTACTCCGTACATATCAGCAAACGCTTGGTGGATATCATCATGCTCAAATTTGTATCCTACAAGTTGAGCCGCTAAAGTAGGGTGATAAGCACTTATGTCAATTTCTAACAAAAAATCATTATCGGGGATAAACGATTTTCTACTACCATCTTCCTTATTTAAAGCCATATAATTAACTCCACCAAAACTATTAGAAGGACGAGTAGTTGTTGTTTTTAAATTAAATTGAGAATAAGTCCATTCCTTTTCTACCCCAAAATGTTCTTCAAATAATTTAGGATCAACTTTAAGCCCCGTAGATTCAATCCAATAAAATACATTAGTAGCTTTATTGTTATAGAATTCAAAGTGCTGTGGTTTATCCATCAAAAACACATGCTTTAAAGCGTCATATATCGTTTCACAACGTTCATAATGCTTTACAATCGGAATTATGGCGCCTATGTTGCCAATATGGGGATATTTCCTATAGAAAAATTCATGACAAGGAAATGAATCCGGTATATCTGTAGGGGAGATGAAATGGATGTCACTAAGCTGCTTTAAAGGTAAAATATGCAAAAATTCCTTTTTATCTCTAACAAATATCTCTTCAAAGTTTCCTATCAAATTGTATACTTGTTCTAAATTACAATTTGTAGTTTCACTATGATCTACACTAATTATAAACCCCTTTTTATAATTTATTTCTCTAATATAGAATCCTACTATTCCTCTTAAAAAAGGATGAACATTATCATTAGAATAAAGGGGTTCAATAAATACTCTTTTGAACCCCTTTTGTTTAAAGACTTGTAATTGTTCGTTATTTTCTATTAACCAAAACATTTAATGAAGGTACGACTTTTCTTCTACAAACTTAGATTTAGTAAGTAGATTTATTTCTTTTTTTAAATTTGTTCGTTGATCATTAACAAGATATAATTGTCTTGCTAATTCTACAAATTCTTCATTAAATTCTTTTAAAGATTCTTTTTTACGAATATTTTCTTCAATATCCCATAAAGTTTTATTTACATTAGATATTTTAATGTATAACTCCTTAATTTTTGACCCATATTCGTCTAACAATTCTTGAAAATGGATATTTAGTATTTGTAATTCCTTATAAACATTAATTATTTTTGAAGAATCTTTAATATTTAAAAGTTTAATTTCTAAAATTGAGATTTTATCAATCAATTCCCCAGTTGATATTTCTACTTTCATAACAAATTTGTTTTAATAGCTTCTATTACTTGTTCAGGTGTAATGGTTTCTATTTCATACCAATCTTCCATTGAATTTATTTTTCTATAAGGATGCCAATTCCAATCTGAAGGATCTAGTTTGTGAGTGTTAAAGTATCCTGAGGTTGGGGATTCATTATAAATTCGGGTGCAATTAGAGGTAAATTCGCAAAATGGTTTAGAAAAGGAAGAAACTAATACTACAGGAGTACCTAAAGCCCATGCAACCCACGATAACCCCGAACCTACTCCTATGTGAAATTCGGCCCCTCTAATAACAGACATAACATTTTCTAGTGTAGTTTCATGAAAATGATAGTCAGCTTGGGGGGAAGTATTCATAAAAGAAGAGGCCCCAAATGTTCTATGTTGATCTACTATAGCTACTTTATATCCCTTACTTTGAATATATTTTATTACTTGTTCCCACCCTGTTGGGTGGTTCCAATATTTAGCTTGACAAGTAGATTGGATAGATAAAGTTACATATTTTTCTTTTATTGGGGATAAAGGAAGAGTTTTAAGTTTTGGGGAAATTTCTTTAAAATCTAAACCTAAAATATCAGAAGCAGTTTGTTGAAGGGGAATATTTAAAATATTTTGAGGATGTTTGCTCATATCAAGTTCATTATTATTGAAATAATACCACCCTATTCCAAAACTAGCATACAAATTTTCAGGTTGGTAACCTGGGGGGACAAATTTTATTTCAGGATAATTGGGCTCAAACCATTCGTTATGGAAAGTAGAGCAAATAACTTCACACCCATGTTTTTTTCTAAATTCTTCTACATAAGGAAACCATGCTATAGTATCACCAATTGATTTACTATCAAAATAGATATAAACTTTTTTATTTTTACAATTAAAATCATAATCAAAAATCAATTCATTTGTAGTAAGATTTGTAATTTTAATTTTCCATGGAATAAAATATTTTTTACTAACTTTAGTCCACATACCACATTGAATAGTATCCTGCCAAACTACATTATTTTTGTCAATAAATTCTATTTTGTAGGAATCAGAAAAATTACCTTTAAGTTCACATCTAGCACCATCAATAAAATCAATGATAACTTCAACTTTAGAAGGTTTAGGAGTAATAAAACGTTTTATAGTGTTGGAGTATTCTTTAACCAAAATTTCTTTCATACCAATAGGTTTTTTAACTAAATTAATTAATTCTTTACTTCGATTAAACCAAGATAATTTATGAGAAGTATGAAGAGCTTTAGCTTGGTATTCTTGATAATTATCTAATACCTGTCTAATTCCTTCATATAGACTACGAGTTTTCTTTTTTGTTATTACCATGCCTTCTAAATCATCTTCCATACAGCCTACTACAGGCAAACCACAAGCCATAGCTTCTAACAAAGTTAAATTAGGATGACCTGCTTCAAGTTCTGAAGGATGGAGGAATATTGTATGCTCTTGGTATAGTTTAAGGAGTTCTTCTTGGGTGGGATTAAACACCCAATTAATATTATGAGACTTTACCCAAGGGTTTTCTTCTATAAATTTCCCATTGTTTTCAGGTCCTGCTATTGTAAGGGGTAATCCTATTCCTTTAGCAACTTGGATTCCTTCAGTAAATCCTTTTCTATCATATGCTCCTCCCCCACCTAATCCATTATTAGCTACCATAAGTAATTTATGTGGTTTTTTTTCTAGATTAGGCACAAAAAATTCAGTATCTACCCCATGAGAAAAATAAATTGCCTTATTAGAACCAAAATAATCTACTAAATACTTAGCAGGAAGTATAGATAATTCAGATTTTTGTATTGCTTCTAAATTTTCTTTAAAAACTGGGCTGCCCTTTCCATAATAAAAAGCATGATGGTCATGGCATTGGAACACATAAGGAATGTCTTGTTCGGCTAAAAATAGAGCTAAATTAGCAACATGAACTACAACTAAATCATATTCTCCCTTTTTAACTTCATTTGCCCATTTTATATCAACTTGGTGTCCTTGTTTACGTAAATTAGTAGTAAATTCCCATACAATTTTTTCAATAGCCCCCCATCCTTTTGGTGGAATTTCTAATCCGCAACCAGGATTAACTTGGCAAATTTTCATGAGTAAGGGGTATAAGTATTATCTAAATAAGAAACATTTTCAGTATTTAAAGAATAGGTTTTTAAAACTCCCCCATAATTGATTTCTATTTGGGTGTCTTCTTGTTGTAGATCTAAAATATAGATATCATGACTGTTGTCTCCTGTAATAGTGTGGCTAAAGGTAATAATTTCTCCATTAGGGGGTATAATTTTATAATTAGCTGACCTAGTTCCTTCGGTGCTGATGTTCCATGTGATTAAAGCTACTTTGGAGTTATTATTTGTAAATTTAAAGGGGGCAGCCACATAATTATTTTTAATCTTGTCAGATTCTGTAGGAGTACTGATGGTATTCCACAAACAATTCCCAAAATCGGTGTATAAAGATTCTGCAGGTCTAATTAATAGATTGCTTTCTCCTCCTTCAGAATTTTTAATCATTTCGGTTATGAATTCTTCTGCAGTTAACCAATCTTTTTGTGTCCAATTAGGGATAAAATCACAATAATCCTGTTCATTATTAATTTGAGGAAAATTTTTAGTAAAATATTCTAATTCCATATAAAATAATTGAAAGGAAAAATAATTACCATTTAAATATCCATATCCTTTTTTATTACTATTTTTTACTTGATCTATAATATCTTTTACAGGATCTAAATTTTCGATAAAACAATCACATTCTATTCTATAAAAATGAGTATAACCTAAAGACTTAGCTAAATTTGTTGAGTGATATAAATTAGATAGTACAGATAAACCATGTTTTTGATCACCATTTATCCCCAAAGTAAATTTATAATTAGAATTTTTGAAATATAAATGTACATATTGATCAGGTATATTATAGGTTCGTTCAAAAAGTCGATTATTGGTATCGTATAAAATATAATCAAACTCTTTAATTAAAGAAGAATCAAATTCACTATTAGTAACTAACATTAAAGGTAAATCTAACTTTTTAATAAAAGAAAGATATTTTTTTAATTGAGTTAAAACATTTACATCGTGGAAAAATGCATCTACTATAATAATAGGTTTAGGTTCTTGGGATGGAGTTAAGAAAAATTGCTTATTTAATTCCACCCATTTTTTATTAAGTTGATCTTTTTCTTCTTGAGTTTTTTCGCCAAATTGGCCCCCCGGAGTAAAACGATAAGATCCTCCTTTCCATTCTTCGTTTTTGGCTTTTCCTTTTTGGAGTAATAAAATATTATCTACCCATCTACAATCAGTATGTTGTTCATAAGGAAGATTTGGTATAGAGTTCCAATCTAAAATATTTCTAAACATAAAACCAAATCCTACATAATTACCTTCTATATTTTCTTTAAAATCTAAAATTTCTTCTTTTAAAGATTTCATATTAACTAATTCATCTTTTCCCTCTTTAGAAGTGTAAGTCCATCCCGTAGAGTGCAATATATAATCAGAATTGTTATCTAAAAAATTAACTTGTTTTTCTAATTTATAAGGATCTGTAAAATAATCATCACCATCTAGAAGAGCTATGTAATTACTAGAACACATTTTATAAAGATTATGTATTCGTGTATGAGTAGGTCCCTCATTACTTGGGGTTTGATGAATGGTTACATTAGGAAGATTTTTATACTGTTGGATAATCTTAAATGTATTATCATTAGAACAGTCGTCTGATATTAGGATGTTAAAGGGAAAAGAAGTTTGTTGGGCTAAAACACTATTAACACATTGTTCTATATAAGATTCATGATTATAAGTAGGTATAACTACTGTAACTTTGTATTGTTTTTCCGCTAAAAGAGTACCTATAGTACTATCTTGGTATGAATCAGTTAAATTTTCTTTTGAATTTTGGTTAAAAATTTTAGTTAAAGAGTATCCTTTAGAAATTAATTTATCTACTAATTTTTGAACCCTTTGATCTGTGTTGTTGTGCCATTCTATTAAAAATCTATCAGTTATATTAAATACAGAATCTGTTAGATGTTCAATCAGGTTATATTCTGCTCCTTCTATATCAATCTTAATTAAATCTATTTTAGATAAATTTTCTTGTTTTATAAAATTTTGAAGAGTAATAGTAGGTACTACAATTTCTTCTACTTTACCATTATTATTAATATTAACATGATTGGGATCAAAACTGCCAATTGTAGTATTTCCTTTATCAATATAAAATTTTAAATCTTCTTCATTAGTATGAACTGCTTTTTCAATTACTTTTAAATTTAATTCTTTAGAAGCTAGATAATTTAAGTTAATTAAAGCATCTTGATTAGGTTCAAAAGCATATACTTTATTAACCCCGTTTTCTAAAAATAATTTACAAAAAGTTCCAGCATTAGCTCCTATATCTAAAACAATATCTAATTTATTTTTAAATAAAAAATCATATTTTTTTTCCACAAACATTTCATCATAATTGTGGAAAAGACAATCAAAAGGATTTGCTAAATCTAGTTTTATATCAGGTTTAATCCCATTTTCTTTAATAAAAGCTTCTTTAGAAAATAAAAACCGCTTTTCAGGAGAATAAAATTCTAAAGTTAATTCTGTTACCCAAGAATCTTTGATAGAATAGTTTGAATTAGGAATACACCACCATGAACCGTAATTTGCAAATGTAGCATCAAACCAAAACATAGGAGCATTAGAATATTTTTCTTTTACTACTATTTTACAATCAAATTGGTCTGCTTTTTTATAGTTAAAATTAATTTTATTTTCTCCTTCAAAAACTACATCAAAATCTTCAGCAGTAACCGAAGAAGAAATAATTTCAAAACCTTCTATCATATTTTTAATATTTTTTATATTTTGTTCTTTATTTTCGTTTAAATAC